GCTGCTTTTTTCTCAGCTGGAATATCGTCATCGTTATCTGCTAAATCAGTATATTTATCTTTTTTCTCAAACATTGGAGCAACTTGAGCATCTTCTTTACCTTCTAAATCATTTTGATTTGAACCAGCACTTACAGCTGAACTATAATCTTTAGCTTTAGCATCAGGGGAAGCTAAAGTATCAACATTATCAACATCATCTTCAGGTTCTGATTTATCAGATGGACCTGTTGATTCAGCTAAATCTCCATCAATAAATGGGTCTGAGAAATTTTCATCATCATAATCGATTCCACCTTGATCCATTCTAGTATCTTGGGCAAATTCTTGCATTTGAGACGTTAAATATTGTATTACATCGCTTACATCAAATGGATCCCCAGCTTCAACCATATCTTCATAAATTTCACTGAATTTAAGTAAGAATTGTTGTAAAAGTACTTGATTAGTTAATCCATCAATACGATTAAAATTTTCACCCGTCATTTCTTTAATGCCACCTTGTTTAATGATTTTTTCTCTTTCTTTGGCAATAAGAGCTTGAATAGCTTTTATTTTATCTCTATCAGGATGGGCTTCTAATCTATCTGCTTCTTTAGCAGCTGCAAATTCATCATTAGACATTCCTTCAAGAATATCTATTAAGTTATATTTACTCATTTATTTTTTCTTTTTAGAATTGTAATAATATTTCTTTTTTGATGGTTTTCCTTTAGCTGCATCTACTACGTCTCCTAATTCTGTGATTACATCTTTAGATTCATCTATTACATTTTTAGTTCTACGAGCTGTTTCTTTAACTACTTTTTTTGTTTTTTCAACTGCTTCTTCTACTCTATCAGGAATATAGTTATTATTTAAATCATCAAATTTTTCCTTCTTTTTTAAATATACTAATGAAATTACAAATGCTGCAATTGCTATTACAGATAATATTAATATTGTCATGTTTTTATTTTAAGTTAATATGCTTTATATGTTATAAATATATAAAAATTAGTTAATATTATATTTTTCAGAATAAGCTTGAATTAATGACTCACCTACTCCTAGTTCTAATATGATTGCTTTATCAGGCACACCCACTAATTTTGGAGCTGATATAATGTAATCAATGTTTTCATTAGCAAATACCTTTATTTTAGTTTGGGCATTAGAACGTTCAGATGTTTTAAACACCATAACTACAGGTTGTTTTGCATATGATTTACCTTTTTCAGGTTTTACTCTAGGGTGATTATCCCCTTTTGCAGGTGTAAATTCGGTTTTGTAGGGACCATTTGTAGCTTTCTTTTTATCATAATACCAAACAGCTTTATATCCAAGTTCAGGTTTTGTAGGAACCTCATAAAATGTTTTTTCCCATTTTTCTAAAACTACTGCTGGTGTTTCAGATGGTCTACCTCTATTTTCTTTTATTGCCATTGTTATATATTTTTTTAATTATGGGTAAATATACGAACAATAGATGAGGTAACCAAATTTTATATTAATTGAATTAAATAATAACTTAATTTATACCCAATAAATGCTCCTATAGCAGATGGAATAGGAAATACAATCAGTTTACCCAGATCAGTTACATATTTAGGTCTATTTAAAAGTTTACCCATAAATGCGTAATATGCTAAATATCCTAATAATACCGCAATATCTGTCTTGGTTGCTATAAATACAACTAAAGTTGCCCCAATAAAGGCAAAAGTAAAATTATCTCTTACTCCTTCCCAAATTTCTTGATTGGTAGCTTCTTTCCATTCCTTAACTATTTTATTTACTTTTATTTTAGGGTGTTTCATAACTTAATTAATTTTATCCAACTTCCATCAGGGTATGTTTTATCAGGAGTACCTAACATTTCATTTACTGCTCTTATTACTCCGGGCCATTCTTTTTGATAATCGTGTCCACCTATTAGTTGTTTAGTTTTTGGAAGATATAATTCAATATCTTTTTTTACATCTTCATACTCATGACTACCATCAATGTATATAAAGTCAAAATAACCATTTTCAAACTTATTAACTACATCGTAACTAAATTCTTGATGTAAAGTTATGTTATCAAAGTAACGAGTATTTAATTTAAATTCATTCTTAACATTATCCCAATTCTCAGTAAAAATATCATTTGATTCTTCTTCACCTTCAAAAGGATCAACACAATGAATTTCAGTAAATATACCTAAAGAAGCAAACATAAAAACTGATTCTCCTTTATAAGAACCAATCTCTAACATCTTTAAATTAGGTTGGTTTAGTAGAGTACCATACAAACTATAGAGCATGTCCATCATACCTAAAAAGTATCTATTACCCCACATTTTATTCCATTGCTGTGGAGGATTAAACCTGAGTGAATTCATTACTCATCTTTGTACTTATTAAACATTTTTTTTGCTTTGTCTAAATTATCTTCATCCCCTTCTATTATAGTCATAATAATAAAATTGGCTTCTTCTTCAGTACATTTTTCAATTATGTCAATGTATACTTCTACATCAACTCCTAATTCTCCTGCTATGGCCATATCCATCATGTCAAATAATCCTGCCATATTTTAGTTTTTTATATTTTCTTCTAAATGCCATAACATACCTTCAAACTTATCTCTAATATGAGTATACTGGTAATAAGGCATTCCTTCGTCCTGTAATCTTTTTACATAAAGTCTTACTAATTTATAAGCATTCATACGATGTGCTAGCGTCTCACATGAATTGATTACTTTCTCAATCCAGATTTCAATATCTACTGGTGTGTTACTTTCTGCTGCCATTATAAAGTATTTAATACTGTGTTTAACATGTTTGTTTCATTTACAAATAATTTATCTTCTAGAGCTTGTCTATTTTCTTCAATATGAGCATGAATGTTTTTAATAATCATATCATAGGCTTTTTCATGTAAAGACTTTGCAAAAGAGAATTTAGAATTAGTAATTTGAATTCCATTTTGTTTTAATAAAACATAATAATGTTTTTGCTCATTAATAAGAAAATACTTATCAGTTAGAGGAGTCATCCTTAAAGATGTTTTAGGATGTTGTAATAATTTGTTAACAATATCTATAAATTGTTGTTCGTGTGGTGTTGGTGTGTATTTGAAAAATCTTTTAAACATCATAACCTTTGTTTTAATTAATAAACCTAAATATATGAAAGAAGACTTGGGTAACCAAGTCTTCCACCAATTATTTTACAAATAAAATATTACTTTCAGGATCCCATTCTACATTCCATGGTTTCTGAGTATATTCATACGCTTCATCTAATACTGAAGCATTTATATAATGAATGCCATCAATAGTTTCAACCCCATATCCTGAATGAATATGACCACAAACATGAATTTTAGGTCTGAATGTTTGGATTCTTTCAGATAATAACTCACATCCTAAATTATCCCAAGGTCTTCCAGCTACTGTATCAACAGCACCCCAAGATGGACCATGTGTAATTAAAATATCAGTATCATCAGGTATTCCTTCCCATTTACCTGCTATCTCAATTCCATTTTTAGGTAAATTAAAGGCCCAACTATAAAACTCAGGTTGCCAAGGTGAACCATAAATGTTTAATGTTTTATCAGTTTCAATATCATAGATACCATATGATTCATCTTGTAGATAAATTATATTTGGAAATTTTGATAACCATTGCTTTACATCTTCAGGATGATTTTCAAACATTCTATCATGATTCCCTGCTATAAATATCTTTTTATCATAACCTGGAATTGAATCATACCAATGTAAAAAATCAATAATATCATTTTTATTATATCCTGAATTCATTATATCACCTGCATGGATTAATAAATCACCACCAGGTAAGTCAGAATAAGGAATTAATCCTTGTCTAGTATGAGTATCAGATATAAATGTTATTTTCATTTTATTTCTCTCCTTTATTAATTAAATAATACCACAACCAAATTAATTTAGGTCTGATAAATTCATAACCTAACCATAATAAAAAGTATTTCATTCCAAATTTTTTATAAAGAGGGGGGGAGTAAATCAAAAACAATATTCTAGATCCCGGTTTCAAAGAATGTTGAATTTATTGAACGTGCGCGATTGTTGATGTGTTGAATTGTTGATTCTTGATTTTCATATTCGATATCACTTATCACCCTGGTTGGCTGTCAGTAAAGTTGTAAGAACCATCGAATACTATCTTATCATTACTCCCTTATCCTCAAATTATATATTAGTCGTAGCGTTGTGTACGTCTAATTCTGCTTGAATTTCTTCAATTGATGCCTCAAGTGTGGCTACAAACCCATCCAATTGAGCAATATTGATTTCAACCTCTTTTTCAGATGGTGCTGAACCATATCTACCTTCATGCTTACCTTCATCTGTAGGTACTTTTTTCAATTCCTTAATTCTACCTTTTAATTCCGCCATACGGAATATTTTAGAATACACAGGCGCGTTTGCCAAGTGAATTCTAGTTTTCAATTCAATTAACTCAGCAGTGATTTCAGCTGCTTTATCTAAAGCATCTTGTACTGAGTAACGTCTTGGATTACCAGCTTCTTGTGAGTTAAACTTTTGAGCAATAGCGTATTGCTTCTTTAGCTCAACAGCTAATTTGTTTTTTTTCTTTAATGCTTGAGATACATTCATGACTTTTATTTTTATTTTAATATACAAACTTTATTTTACTAATCCCACCAACCTTCAATATTTTCTTCCATTATCTTAAATAATAATTTCCTTACTCTATCTTGATTTATGTGTGCAATATTCATTGCAATAATTCTTTTCATTTCAGAGTCATCTCTACCATCTAGAGTGAATGGTCCTTCACCTTTCATAACTCTTTTATAAACTAAAGGATACTTTTTAAAGAACTCATCATATTTTTCCCATACCTCTTCTGAGTTGTATAAAGATGATCCTGGTCTGTCTTCGCAATCTGTAAACCATACTCTATCCTTATGGTAATCCATATACTCCATTGAATAAGGCTCATCTTGGCATGCTTGAATTAATTTAACACATAGTCTCATTCTACGAGCGTCTTGCTGAGCTCTTGTATGAAAATCTCTTCTACCAATATAATTGGCTTGAGCTTTCAATTTATGCTTCATTATTTCATAAATGTAATGTCCATCCCAATTTCTATCTTTCCAGATAATTGGAAACCAGTAAACAATGTTCTTTACTCCTTGTATAAAGTATTTGTGATAATACTTACCATCATGTTCCCACCACAACCATATTCTTCTAAAGAAGTTTGGTCTTGGTCTGTTTTTTAAGTCTTCAAAAAAATCTTCCATTATACTGTATGTTCAATTTGTACTCTTACACAATTCTGAGGTAATCTATGGATGTGTCTGTAGTTGTTTATGTACCCCATCATATTTGCACTACCAACTGCATTTGCAGAATGTATTACAACATCAACAACAGGAGCTCCATCCAACCATTGATTAACCAACCATTTTGTGCAATCCATTCCAGTTTTCTCTTCAATATTATCATAATTCAATTCATAATTGCGATACACGTTTGACTGCCATTCAGCCATTGCTGAAGGTCCTAAATCATGATCTAATGAAATTATATCAATGTTTTCTAATCCTAAGTCTTGTACCTTCTGTACAAACTCTTCGTAATTTCTTACCACGATCCAACTTGGATCAATTGGTGTTCTTATGTCGTCTAAGTATACTTTATGTCTCATAGTTTAAATAATTCGTATGTAGAATTTTCTGTATTAAATTTTATATACTTGTGTCTTTGTTCTATAATCTCTGTTACTAAAGTTGTTTGCCAAGTGAATGAAGGTCCAAATGGAGACATCAATAAACTTCTTCCAACTGCTATTCGTGGAAAGTCTGCTTTATACCTTCCATCTTCATCAAACTCTAACCACTTTACATCTCTGGATGTTTTAGTTAGATTATCTCTTTCTCGAACTAATTTATATTTATGGTCTTCTTCTTTACCATAAATTGATTCAAATAATGGATCTAATAGTAATTCATTACTATCATTTAGTTTTAGTAATACTTTTGGTTGTACTCCTGCTATCATTAGAATTTACTTTTTAAATCTTGTTTACTAATAATTTGTTTTAATCTTTGAACATATGTTGGATCCTCAGCATAATTCTGTCTTAAATATTCAAAATACTCTCCTTCAGTTTTAATACTCCTTAAGTAAGATGAATAGTATAAAGCATAATCAATAACTGATTCTTGCCATGTTTCATAATATGCATGACCTCTGTTTGTACCTTTTGCTAAATTAGCTCTTAACTTAGCTTCCTTCATACCGAACATATTATTGTTCTCTAGAAAGATAGTTGATTTAAAATGCCCTGATTCTAATTTAGCTTGTGCTAAAATGATATAAGGATACTTAAAATTTAATTCTGTAATTTTATCAATCAATTTACTCTCTGAAAACTCATTGTATTCTCTAATTACAATTAATTTATCTTCTTGAGATAAATTAACTACATTATTATTTGGGTTTTGAGTAAAGCCAAATACTAACAACGCTCCTACTACTGCCCCTAATCCTGTTAATGATTTGTTAGTTAAACTAACTTTTTCCGGTAATAATGTTTCTTTGTTGAATTTGTAATACATAATTTTTGGTTTTAATTAATAATTCTTAACTTCCTTAATATGTTTGCATTCTCTATCTTTTGATCTCCAATAGCCGGGACAATTACATCTATAAACGTTACCTGTTTTTCTAGTAATATATTCTGAATCACTACTTGATGATTTAAATCTCCAAGTATCAACTTCAGGTTTTACTTGTTTAATTAATGGTTTAACCCAATTAATATCACTAATTTCAGTTTTCATATCTACCTCTTGCCAACTAGGTAAAATATATTTTTTACCGTTTGAAACAAATAATGTTGGAGGATATATTGGATGAGTATGTTCGTATTTAAACACCTTAACACTAATAAATTTTCCAAAACCTTTAGGATTAATACTAAATTGAGTAGTAGGACTATATATAACCCTTGTTCGAGGATTATTATATTTGTTTAAATGAGTAAATTGTAGTAATGCCATAACCTTTATTTTCTAATTAATACATAAATGTACGAAAGAAAAGTCGCTATTCCTAGCGACTCTGTGTTTTTCTTTACGATAATATTTCTTTTTATTCTTCTGGACTAAATGCCTAGAAGCTTCCCATTGTTCTTGAAGGGTAAATTGAATAATTTGTAATTTAGGCTTCATAATACTGGATTTTGGAATTTAAATCAAGAGATAAGGCATAACATAAATCTTTTAATCTACCTGCTAAAGCTACTTTTACTAAATCATCATCAGTCATAGCATTAAAAAAGGTAATTGTGTTTAATACAATCTTATTTTCCTTGACCTCTATAGGCTTTGGCATAATTTTTACTTGATTTTAATTTTGAAGTTTTACTTTTAGCATGAACTCCAGGTCTGCTTACTTTAACTCCTTCAGGAGCATAATTGTTGTCGTTTGATTTTTTGGCCATTTGTTTATAAATTTAATTTATTATAAATATGGCTTATTTTCTATACGTTATGATTTTTTAACTCTAGATTTTAAATAATCTAAGGCATTAACTATTAATGAACAACGCTCATAATCTTCATAATCTTGCATTGTATCTAAATTAATTTCTAGAGTCTCAATCATATCTTCTCTATCAATAATAATATCATAGATAAAATCAGTATCTTTAGTTACAATTTGTAACACCGGAATTTCCTTTTTACGAGTTTTTAGATTTTGGAGAGCAATATCAACTATCAAATCAGATAGATATTTACTTTCTCCATTAAGCAATTTCTCCATTTCCTTAGTAGTATTATATACTATTTTATTTTTAAATTCCATATTAAAAATTTTTTAAAAAGTTACCCTTGATTTTCTTATCCTGTAATTTACGAAATTTTTCGTCGTTATCCAACATTTTTGATGCTAATCTATCTAAATGTTTACTTTTTTGTTTATCGTAATCATTTACTAATTTACTATGTTTTTTATTTTTCATTATATTCTAGAGATATATTGATTAACTCCATCATCTTCTTCACCATCTAAACCTAATTCTTTTAAACGTTGTAAGTGATAATCATCTACTTCCCATTCTATAGTTTCAGTTGTACCATAATGTTCTTGTTGTGTTTCAATCTGTTTAACATCATTTGTATTAAACACATCGCCTACAGTTAAAAAATAATGGTTATAACATAATAGTTGAATATTATTTAAACTGTAATTATTACTATTTTTGTCTTTAAAATGGAGTAATAAGGGCATTTTATAATCTAATACTCGTCTTTCTTTAAATTTACATATAGCACATTCTTCTGATAAATATCCTTGTTCAATAAGTGAGTATTTAAGTTTATTAGGTTCAAATGATGAAGCAGCAATTCTACCTTCAATAATTTCAACCATAGCAGGCATTTTTTTACTACCCTTTAAAAATTTAGGTACACCTTTACCTGCTTGATTTAAATGAGTGTCAAACAAATTATACATCTTAGCATACTTCTTATAATGTTGATAAGAAACATGAAGGTATCTTGCAGCCGCCATATTAGATAATGTCTTACCTTGGGCAGCTACAATTTGTTCTTTACTTAAAAACTTCTTTAAATTACTCAAAACTATTCTTCTTCTTCAGTATTAATAATAGTAAGTGGACCTTGTAAATTTTTATCATCCTCAATATCAGGATCTGAAAGATCAGCTAATGCTTTAGCTTTTAACTTATTATCAGATGAAATTTGATCTTGGTATGTTTGAAATTGTTTATCACTCATAATAACAGTCTCAACCCAAGTATGATCTCCTTCTCCCATTAAAACAGGAATACCATGTTTTTTTCCTTCACCTTTACCATTTTCAGAACAGGTAACGCAAAAATCATAACCATATTGAGTTAATCTTAACTCAGGCATATCATTTCCACAAGAGCTGCAAGAAATCATTTTAAATGTTTTTTCCATTTGTTTTGTATTTAAGAGTGTATCTATAAATATAATTAAATTATTGTTTGTATTTTTTACTTATATAATCACCTTCACGATGAGATTTTAATATATGACAGTGTTTACATAATAACTGATAATTTGTTGGTTGTTCACCTTCAAGAGTACCCTTAATTGATGGATCTTTATGATCAACATCCATTAATGATGCTAAAATTTCAGTTGTCTCATCTTTATATTGTTTATGAGGTTCAAAACCACACATTTCACAAACAAAATCAATATCTATTATCTTTTCCACCTTATACATCAACCATGGACGTACAGGTGCATTAGCAGCAAATTTTTTATATTGAATGTGAGTGGGACAATAAACATAACGTTGAGTTTTATTATAAAACTCGGTTTCATTATCACACCAGGTAACTTTACACATAACCTTTATTGTTTCAAATTATAGGTAAATATACGAACAATAATTCAGGAAACCAATTATTTTTTCCAAAATGAATAAATTCCTTTATCTATTTCGTATTTGTCCCATATAAATCTATCTTTCATAGGTTGAACTTTAACCCAATTCCACATTGCAGTCAATCCATCTTTTAAAGATGTTTTATGTTCAAAACCTAATATATCAATTGATTTTTGAAAGGTTGGAATTGAATGTTTTACTTCATGTCTACCTTCTAAGTGGGTAACTTCAATACCACCTAAAACTTCAGCTAGTACTTCAGATGCTTCCTTAATTGAATATTCTTCTATACCACCTAAGTTAATAATTTCTTTACTTGCTCCAGGTACTACAGCAGCATTCCAAAGTGGTTCTAATGAATCATCTATATAACTGAATGCTCTAGTTTGTTCACCATCTCCAAATATTGTTACTGGTAAATTATTTAAATGTTGGTACATCCAAATACCTAATACATTTCTGTATTTATCCCAAACATTTTGTTTAATACCATAAACATTATGTGGTCTAATAATAGTCCAATCTAAACCGTGTTGTTCACCTGCGATTTGAATATCCATTTCACAAGCATACTTAGCTACACCATAAGGATCAATTGGTTTTGGAACTTGTGTTTCATCAAATATACCTCCGTTACCATGACCATATACTGCAAGAGTTGACGTAAATACCAGTCTTTTAACGTCGTGTTTTATACATTCATTGACTATGCGGGCTGTGGCCTTTAAGTTGTTATCATAGTTGAAACAACGGATAAAAGGTGATAATCCTTCAGCAGCATATGCAGCAAAATGAAATACATAATCAAATTTATTAACTTCAAAACAATTTTCAATTGGATGTTCAACCAAATTCATTTGCCAAAATTCAACTTTAGGATTAATATTTTCTTTATACCCTCCACTTAAATCATCAATCCCAACAACCTTATATTCAGGTTTATTTTCAATAATCCAATCTGCTAATCTACTTCCTAGTAAACCTGCTACTCCTGTAATTAATACTTTTTTACTCATATTTTACTCCAATCTGTTAAAGGTGATAACCAAGCTGTTTCACCATGTGTAGCATAACCTGGTATAGGTGTAACTAATAATTTATTATTTGCTCTTAACTCCATAAACATTTGGAAATCATTTGGGTGAGTTCCTGATGTGTGGTGTCTTAGAATTTCTTCATTTTCTTTTAATGCACTTACTTTAGCAGCAAATGTCATTGTAGTACTGTTTGTAATTTTCCAATGTGTATTTTCAGTTAAATATACTCTAGTATCTTCTGCTCCTCCTCCACAGTATGGGTTTCCTCCTTTAGATGGATCTAAATATTTATCAGGATGATCATATAATGCTACAAACGAAGCTCCTAAACTCAAACCTTCTTCAATAATTTTTTGACTGTTTGGTTTATGAAGATAATCATTTTCAATAAAATATATGATTTCATCATCATCATACTTTAAAGCTTCATTTAATGCTAAATTAAAGGTTGCAGCTCCATTACCTTGAGAGACATATGAAATACTATCCTTAGTAATGTATTTTTGTATCATGTCATTTGTTTCTTCTGAGGTATTGTCAGCTATTACACTCCAAATAGCATCAGTAAATACTTCAGATGCATTTTTAAGACATAATTCATTATTAATATAGTCTGGTTTTATTTTGTTATAACCACTGTCCGAAATTCTGTATATAATTCTCATATTCTGTTTTATAAGCTATTTGTTGAAGATCATTGGATTGAGTTATTTTATATCCTAGATCTTTTAGTTTAGTTTCTAAATTATTACTTTTTTTAACATTCTCCCAATAAATAAATTTAAATTCATATTTAGATAAATCTAAACTGTCTAATAATATACAATCCATTCCTTCGATATCTAAAAATAAAAAATCTACCTTTGATATACCATATAAAGAAATTAAAGTATCAAAATATAAAGCATCTACCTTAATGGATGAACCATGTTCAGCATAATATGTATCTTGTTTTATAATCCAATTCTCATCTAGTGTAGATGTCTTAAAAGACATATATCCTGGTAATCCGTATTCCCAACTTTTTTCTAATTCTCTTGCTTTATCATTAGGTTTAACTATAAATAAATTAGTTTTACCTTCACTCCAATTTGAGGGAATTATTGCTGAATTGTTTATTTTTATATTATAATCTTTATAATTTTCTTTAATTGTATTATTTAATTCAGATATAGGTTCAACTAAAATAATATTATCTAATTGATTATTATATAATTTTACAAATTCTAAAACATGATCATTACCTGTATTTGTACCTAGTTGTATTAAATTCATTAGTTAGATTTTATACCTTTAATTTTTGATTTATCTTTAGAATTATGAGAGTTATTATAACCACTGTTCGAAATTCTGTATATAATTCTCATACTCTGTTTTATATGCCACTACATTGTTATTTAGTTGGTCTATTTTAAATCCTAATTCATTAAATTTATTTTTTAGTGGTAAACTAAGTTCATCACTATTTATTTCCCACATTACTAATTTAAAATCATATTTAGATAAATCCAAGTTATTTAATACTTTTTCATCCTCACCTTCAATATCACAAAATAAAAAATCTACAGTTTGCAAATTATATTTAGAAACTAATGATTCAAAATTTAAAGATTTTAATTTAACTTTTTTTCCTAAATTCTGCCAATTGTCACCCCTAGAACTAGTAATATCTTTATATAAAGAACTTACTTCATAATTTTCATTTGTAAATTTATATTCAGGATAATCAACTATATAAAAATCAACTTCACCTGGTAGTGCATTAATATCAGAAATTATAACTGAAGGTTCAATAGTAACGTTTTTAATATAACTATAATTTCTTGTTAAAACATGATGACATTTGACTACAGGTTCAACTAATATAATATTAGCAAGATAACCATTAAAATTTTCAATAAATTTTTGGACATGATCATTTCCAACATTTGCTCCAAGTTGTATTAAGTTCATTAATTAAATTTTATACCCTTAATCTTTGTTCCATCTTTAGGATTATGGGAATTATTAGTAAATAATTGAGGTGCAATTCCCCACTTGTACATAAACATTTGAGCAGCAGGACCCTCTGTTAATTTAAATCTTTCTCCTTCATTACCATTTTTAGTAGCAGTACTACCAAAATGATATAAATGAGCCATATGAGTTCTAGTAAATCCTATATGATTTAAATCTAATTTTAAAAAGAAATCCCAATCACAAATAAAGGGTGATTTATACATTGTATCAAACCCACCTACTATCATATAATCTTTTTTAGACATAGCAAAAGGAAAAATACCACCATCTGAAGTCATTTTGTTCTCTTTTATTGTTTTTTCAAACTCAACAAATTCTTTATACTTAAATTCTTCAGGATTACGACCTAAATCTTTAACTGGGAAGTTAAATATACCTGGACCTGTAGGTTCAATTTGATTTAATGTTAAAACATGTTTAGGACCTAATGAATCCTTAATTACGGTATCAAACCCACTACAAAATACATTATCATCATTTACAATAAAAATAATTTCATTTGAAGCATTCATAACACCTAAGTTAAGTGCCATTTGCATTCCTTGGTTTTGGCCTAAATTTAAAACACTAATATGACTTGAATATTTATCTAATATTGCTTGACTTTCTTCAATAAATCCATCTACAGCAACTATAATCTCATTTACAGAATCTGCTTGTTCAATAGCGGATTGTAAACAAATATCTAAGTACTTTGGGTTTCTATATGTTGGAATTATAATACTTATCATATTAAAATCTATATGTAATTAAAACATCATCCCATCTTTGTTTTTGTTCTCTTAAATCAATAATTTCAATATTATCATGAAGTTCTTCAAAGAATGGTGTTGCTGAATTTAAATCGCTAACATCTTCAATTATATAAATCCCACCTTTATTTACTTTATGTTTAAGTAAATTGAATGATTCTAATTGATGTTCTAAATAATGAGAACCATCATCTATAATAATATCAAAGGTTAAATCACCTAATACTTCAACAAATTCAGGTTTAGTAGCATCGTTAATCCATATCTTAAATCTAGAATCAGATAAGTAAGGTTTGATTTCAATGTCATGAATATCAACACCATATACTTTACCTTTAGGGAAATATTCGTGCCACAGCTCAAGTGATTCACCATAAGCAATTCCAATTTCTAATATGTTTATTTTTTTATTTCTGTAAGGAGATAATAATCTCTCATATTCAGGGATATAAGAATGAGCTGTACCTTTATCACCATGACCATCTTGATATTGCCAAGATTGGTAGATTTCTTCTAAACTTTTCATAATGTGTTGTAATAATTATTTTGTTTTTCTTGTCTGTCAATTGTCTTTGGATGATATAAAGCCCATTCCTCTTCTACTGGAAGCATACCATGTATCTTAAATCCTTCTAAGATTTCATGTACTTTGTTAACCCATTTAATATGTGGAGCATTCTTATAAATTCTCATTTGCCAATCGGCCCAGTTGACCCATCCTTTTTCATTTACATTCCATCCCCACTTCTGTATGTGTTCTTGAGTTAAACCCTCTACAGTATTTACTCTAGGGACTCTAACCATATCGACATCGTTAGTGCTTAACATTGCAGGTAGGTTTTGTATTAAATTGATATGAGGAACCTCATCAGCATCTATTTGAAAAATATAATCTCCTGAGCATACTTTAAAGAATTTATTCTTCCAGTCGGCAAAGTGTCCTTCAAATTTACTTTCGATTAATTTGATCCAATTTGCAGAGGAGAATCTGTATAACTGATCTTGTAATTCTTGAGACATTTTAGGACTATCTGCTAATACTACTATCTCATCTTGTTCACGTTTGTTGGAATGGAGGAAGTTGATTAGTCTTTTCACTTCCTCCAATTCATTACAAACTGTTATTGCATAACTTATTTTCATATTTTATTCAGGTAAAACACCAATATACGAAAGAGCTTCAATATAATCACGCTCTTCAAAGTTTTTCTTTGTAGTCATATCAGGTTTATGAGTTAAACCTGTTTCTTTTTGTTCTTCAGCTGTTAATTCTCTAGTTCTAACTGAGGCCCATGACCATTTATTAGCACTATTACCTTCAGCAAAAACCATTCCTAAGGTAGGTTCATTAACTGTATTTGGAATCCAAACTAATTCTGTGGATTGGTCTATCCAAGATATAGCTTTATGTAATTCAGGTAAAATTGACATTTGTTCTTCATAAAATTCATTCCCAATCTTCATTAATGAATTAGTCCAAAACCCACAAGATAAACTAAAATAATTAATTATATCTTCATTTACTTGGATTTTATAACATAAATCACCTCCAGATTTAGGACAATTTATAATTTCATCATATTGCATATTCTTATAATTTAGGTGTTGATAAAGCAGGTAATACTAATTCAACTTGTTTTGGAAATTCAGGAATAGATTTAAGTAAAATAGTATCAACTAATTCTTCCATTTTTTCATAACTAAAATTAGTTTTAACATAGAATCCTTGTTTTTTACCCATTTCTGTAAACTTTTTATAGTTTTTATAAATATCCTTATAAACAGAAATAGCATGTTTTTCACTTACTTGGAACCATTGAGTATCTTTTCTTAACCATTGATTAGCAGCACTTGAATCAACATTTTCTAAATGTCCTGGAAGTAAAATTGTATTAATTGGTGATAAGAAATCTACATGACCTGACCAACCTGAAGCTATAATAGGTTTTTTACTTAATCCAAATTCAGCTAATGGTCGACCATATCCTTCTCCTTTAGTAAAACTAACCATAGCTTTTACTTTTGGGTGATTATACAATTCATTCATTTCAGTATCTGTAAGCCCCCCATTTAAGATATAAACATTTGGTAAAGTATCATTTTTATACATAGATTTGATACTATTAATTCTATCTAATATTGCATCTCTACTCATGTAACTATTCCTACCTGTTGATACTTTTAAAATTAAGGCAGGAGCTGATTTTTGATTTTTAAAGGCATCGAAAAAATATTTAATAGTTAAACCAACATTTTTTCTATCGTGACCTAAAGAACCTTGCATCCAATGTCCTACAAACAAATAACAAAATGATTCTTTAATAGCATCTAAATTAAGAGTAACATTTTCATTTGGAATATGTTTGTAAACATTTAAATCAACACCCTCAAATACTACTTCCATTGGTTTTTGTAATTTAGTTACTCCTAATGGTTGATTAGTATTTTTATCTCTTTTTTCATAAGTAATACTACTAAATACTTGTTTACTATGATTTGAAGAAACCCAGTTCATATCCATTCTATTTAATCCTTCAATCCATTCAGGATCACATCCTGTACTTTCAATACCCGCAGTACATCCAATATTATATTTACCTTGAGGTGAAAATTCACTTGGAATAGTTATTTGCATCCAAATATCAGGTTGGGCTGTTAATTGAGGAGTAATAAATGGAAGTAAAAAATCCCATTCTTTATTGTCTTGAAGAAAGTTACCTGGTGTATCTCCCCATCTTTGAGGTAAGATTTTAACATCATACCTTCCTGTGTTTATAATTGCTTTTACAATATCACGTGCACGTGCTCCGTACCCACTGTAAGTATCTATTGGACAACTTATTACAAAACTTGGCTTATTCATTAATATACAATTTTATGGTTTAAAAATTTACCTTTATAATCAGTAGCATTTACTATTTCAAAGTTTTCTCTTGGAGTCCATACTTTAAATAACGCATCAAATGCTTCCATTACTCTTTCTGCTTGATGTTTAGCTGTAAAACCTGCTTCATCACCTAAAGCCCATTCTCTACCTTTTACACCTTTAGCTTTTCTAACATCACGAGGTAAAGAATATACTTCTTTTATTCTATCACAAGCATCTTCCCAACTACATCTGTCATCATAGATATAAGGAGTTGGAGGTGAACCCTGAATTGATCTTGAAGTTGGATAAACTGGAAATACCCATTCACCATGTTTTCTAAATGTACCTCTGTGATTAGATGGAATTTCTGGTGTTGGAGTAAACCACTCACCATTTTCATCTTCAAATCTCATTTGGTCTTGCATACCACCAGTTACATTAGCAATAATTGGAGTACCTGCTAAAATAGCTTCAGTAATTGTTAATCCCCACCCTTCATTTGAAGTAAGTAAGATTTGAGCATCAGCTATATTATAAAGGAAATTTAATGTTTTTCTTTCAAGTTTATTTTGTGAAAATATAATACATTTACTATAACTTTCATCAAATAAATATTCTTTAACTTTAGTTAAATCTGTTCCATGATCTGAAATAAGTTCAGTATGTAATATAAATCTACATTTTAATGCTTCTTCATATGGTAATGAATCTAAAAATGATCTAAAAGCCATCATTGCATCCGGAATTTGTTTTCTACGAATGTTTCTTGAATTAAAGAATAATGCAAAATTTACTTCATCCCCTTTGAATAAGGTTTTATTTCGATAGTCTAAATATTCTTTGTATTGTTCATGTTCTTCATTAATTGGGAAAAAATGAGTATGGTCTAAACCATGAGGAACATATCTAAATACTCTTTTATCATTATTAACATCTGCTAATACTAATTTATTAATATTAACTGTTTGTTTTGATATCCCCATCAATAAATCACAAGCTTCATAATAAGGTTGGTTATACCTTGGAGCTGGATAATCATCCCAAATATTTAAATAAGTAATAGGGCATACTTTACGGATTTGATCTTCCATATTAAAGATATGTTGGAAGTATCTTGGATCTGTAATTAACATTACGGCATCTGGTTTTTCCATTGCTAAAATGTTTTGTACATCCTGTACTGAACCATATCCATCTACACAATATAAAAACACAGAAGAATCTTCTATACCTATTTCTTGATTAGCTGCTTGACTAATATCTAATTTTTTACCTTTTTCTGGGTGGGAAATGGCTCCTGCAATGTTAACCCAATTAAAGTGATGAGCAGTGTGAAGTACGATCTCTTTAGCTACAGTAGCAACTCCCGAATGTACTCTAATATCATCACATATTAGTAGGATTTTTTTTCTTTTTTCTCTAGGAAGAGATTCAAAACTTTGATTCATTAATTTTTAATTTATAGTTCAGTATTAGTTTGATTTGTAACTTGTTTACGGAAATTCTCATCTGTAAGATACAAATAAATAGCCCGATCGGCAAGTTTTTGAAAAGAAAACTTTCGTTTTACACATTCAATTTTAAAATTTTCAAATAAATCACTTTGGATTTTTACACTAGTTAGTGTCATAGTTTTTGTGCTCATAATCTTTATTAGTTTAAATGTTATGTCTATACATATATAAGTAGTTTAGTAAATTATACCTTCACCACAATTTTCTTTATCTTCTTTGTAGGGACAATACATACAATTAAATTTACTTACGGATTTAGGATATTCAGCTTCCTTAATATCTCCGTTTGTATTAAAACAATCTCTTATAAAGTCATCAATAGCACTTTTAGCTCTACCAATTTTAATTTTACCACTTGGTGGTGAAAATGTTTGAACTCTATATGCTTGATGAGGTGACATTAACTTTTCATCATCCATATCCATTACTTTTCTCTTAACAATAAAAAATTCAACTTCGATATCATCTAAAGGAACATTATATTGAGTTGAAAAGAAAGTTTTATATAGTAATATTTGAAATTGTTTATCTTCATTCTTTTTATCTTTATCACCCCAACCACGAGTGCTGGTTTTAATATCGATTATACGGAATTTATTTGTAGGTTCATGGTACATTACAACGTCCAAGAATCCCATGTATAGTACGTTGTTATACATTTTATTTGGTGCAAGTACAATAGGTATCTCACAACCAACTAAAGACCAACCACGTTTTGAAAAGTATCTAGCTTTTCGTTTTTTAAGCCAATTAAGAATTGCAACTCCATCTTCATAGAATTCTCTCATTTCTTCAGCTGATGAAAAGTGAGAGCCATTATTTGCCTTATATTGTTTTTGGTATTCATTAATAAAATTAGCTTGGAATGTGTCTTCCATGTTAATTTGATCAGCTACAGTAGTGGAAGTATTATACATTGTACCCAAATAAGATTGGATTGTTTCATGTATAGCGGTTCCAAATACTGTATGAATAGATGAAGTAAAACGCTTTATTTTATCTTTATATTGAAGTTTCCATCTATGAGCACAGTTTCTATAAATAGACATTTGAGAATATGAAATATTCTTTTGATAAGCAAAATTTACCTCTGTTGGGGGGTTGTTTTGAATTTCTCTTACTATTTTAGGTAATTTTTTTGCCAAAATATAATTATTTCCATTGCCCTCTAAGGACTAATTGTGCTATAATACCATAATTTGATATGTCTACAAAACTATCAATCATAGGTTCACTTTTTACATAAGCATCTCCTTTTCGTTTT